GAGGTCGAGCGCGTCACCGCCTACCACCGCGAAGCCGCGCAATGAGCCCCTTCCGCGACGACGGCGAAATTTGCTAGAATCGCTGTCTCTTTGCCGGTGTAGCTCAGTTGGTAGAGCAGCGCATTCGTAAGTAGAGGGTCATCCCACGGGAACCCCAGCGAATAGTGGCTCTTCTGAGTGACTCAGAACGGCTAAGAAGGTTATAGTAAGGTTTCGCCGGCATAGCTCAGTTGGTAGAGCAGCGCATTCGTAATGCGAAGGTCGGGGGTTCGACTCCTCTTGCCGGCACCAGAAAGCACAAGGCCCTCCACTCGGAGGGCCTTTTTGCTTCTAGGAAGGTTCTGGCCTTCTTAGTGGCTCATCGACATGGATGCAACTTTGGATTGCCCATATCATGCACAGTGTTTTGTTGTCACTGTGGAGGTGGGCTGGATGGCGTTGCATGATGAAGTAGCAAAGCTGCGCGAGCGGCGAATCAACGGAGGAGGCGCGGCAGTTCCATCTGTGCTGCAAGGCGTCTCGAAAGACAAGATCAAGCAGGTTCTCGCGCGTCTCGATCTTGGCAACAACGCCGATCTTGTTGATGGCGTCTTTGCGCTGCTCGATGACCAGACGGATAGCTGGTTCTCGAAGGCTCCCGCCGGGACGAAGTTCTGCCACGGAGCGAGCACTGCGCACCTCGCGTGCCATATCGGCATCCTTCAACGTGGAAATGGGAAGCTGGACCGCGAAGGCCGAGACTACTGGATCAAGCCGCTGCGCGAGCTGGGCGGCATCGAACCAATCCTACTTCACGGGTCCGAGTTCATCCACGGCCATGTCGTGGCGAAGTCGCCCAACTCATCCTATCGGCTGGCCGAAGATTTCAAGGCGATCCTTCAAGCCCCGGACGACCAATGGCCCGGGATGCTCGCCGCGTGGGCGCAGCAGGACGCAGCGAGACGGCGGCGCGAGTTTCAGGCCGCGATGGCGGAGGCGTCCCGGCAGTTGGTTGATACCGGGCACAGCGACTTGATCCAAGCCAGCGTTGAGCACTACGCGGCCCGCTTCCTCCCGGGATATGAAGTCATCTACGTGGATGATGGAGACGGCGACCGCATAACTGACGAAGATCGCGCGGCGCTCGCCCGAGCGGGCATTGAATTGCGCCTCGGGGATGGGATGCCGGACGTTCTGCTTTGGAATCCGGCGACGGATCGGCTATGGGTCATCGAAGCCGTCACCAGCGACGGCGAGGTGGACCTGCACAAGGTCAATCAGCTCACGACGCTGGCGGAGCGATGCGGGAAGGCTGGCGTGGACTTCACCACCACCTACCGGACATGGAAGGAAGCGGCTACACGGCAGGGAGCCCACGGCAACCTCGCAGTGGGCAGCTACATCTGGATTCAGGCCGACCCGGCCAAGCACTTCCGGGTCGATTCCTTCGAGTAGGCCCTACAGCAGGGCCTCGACAATTTCATCAATCCGGTCTTGATCCGGGAGGGCTTCGCCAAAGTGGCGGCCCGCCTTCTCAAGCTGCTTCACGGTCGGATAGTGAAGGTTGCGGAGGTCCGTTGCGTTGACCTGAGTATGGCCGCTGAACTGGCGGAAATACTGATCAACCGCGGTCGAGTTCAGGAACAGTGCGAGTCCGCGGGCGAGGTCGCCGGGTAGCCCTTCGCCGCTCTGGTGGAAGTAGTTGAGGTGGTTCTCAAAACCCACCACCTCCGAGTCGATCCGCCCGGGGTCATACACCACGGCGACCAGTCGCCGCTTCTCCTCCTTCGAGGAAAACCGCTTGGTTAGAACGTAGGTGCCGCGCGGCACCATCAGCGCAGCTGTCTCGGCATTGGAGACAAGCGCGTTGGGTTTCTTCGCGCCGGGCTTCGGCCACGACACATAGCCGCCGTTGAAGTGGCAGGGATAGATCAGCGGCACGCTTCCCGGTTCGGGGTCCTTGCGCAGGTAGTCGCGCACCCGGAAGTCCACCACACGCCCGGTCGATACAGTCACGCCCAGGTCACGGAGCGTGCAGGGCAACGCCTGAACTCTAAGGGCGAGGTCGCCGTCCTCCTCCGACACCGCCAAGCGAATAAACACATGCGGATCGTTGGGCAGGACTACTTCCGAAAATGGAACATCGCGCGCGGTCGCGTCGAGGTCCTGCGGGCTGTGACTCAATGAGATGCGAACCGTTGCGGCTTGCGACTCCGCTTTCACGAGCTGATAGATGATGTTCTCTTGTAGAACGTCGTCATCCTTGAAGGCTTGCTTCCGCGACTCATAAACATGGATTTTTCGCAGCGCGGAGTGTTCCAGCATGAAACGTCGGAACGGCTCAAAGTAGGACCCGTTGCAGAAGCTGCGCGGAGTGATCGCCACGAGCTGACCGCCGGGCTTGAGTTGATCGAGGGCAACGGCGACGAAGGCCGTGTACAAGTTCGTTGTCTCTATGCCCATACTACTGAGGGCCTTGCGCGCCTTCGATGCGGTGTTGATCTTCGCGTAGGGCGGATTGAGGATTGCGCAATCGTACTGCTCCGGCGCGGAGTGCTCAGACAGCAGCGGCGCAGCAGCGTGCAGGATGTAATCCTCCGGGATGACGCGAGACGTGAAGGCAACCCCGGCTTCTTCGCATTCGTCAGAGCAAGCGGCCAGCGTCTCCACAAGGTGTTGCCCAAGCACGGGGTCAACCTCGAAGGTGGTCACGTCGATAGAGCGGGGGCGATCCTTCCGGGTGATAGCTTCGCGGACAAAGGCGGCGGTCAGCGAGCCGACACCGGCCCCGGCGTCGAGCAAGCGAATGTCCTTGGGCAAGCGGTCGAACATCCCGGCCATGAAGGTTGCGACCGGCGCGGGCGTCATGAACTGTCCGAGCTTGCTCCGCTGCTTGGGGTCAAGGGTCGGGGAAACCTCGCGGCGCGCGGCATCGGCCCTATTCAGAGCCGGAGCGGTTGCGCGCTCTACTTCCAACAATTGCGTCAAATCGTTCACCATTTCTCATGATTGGGAGGCGTTCAGCCCTCCGTCTTGTTACCCGCTATTATCCTTGCGGGTGATGCTTCGGGCTACCAAAACGTCACTGAAAAGGCAAGGCCCACCACAGGAGTCAGTCCAGCAAGGCGGACGCCGGAAACCTTGCTGAAAAGTCCCGTGGTGGGTCCTGAAGGGTGAAGCCCGCACGCCCAAACACGAGGATGGTAGCGTGAGGCGCACACCGATGAGGCGGGCTTCATTCGGTCAGGCCTCGTTTGCGGCGGCCTCGTCAATCGCCTGACGGGACAGCGCCAGCGACAGATTCGTGATCCCGTCCGCCTTGCCGCGGACAAACTCGCGGTCAGCCGCAACGGCGGACTTGTAGGCGAGCTGGACACCTTCGAGCTTCGCCGTCATGCGCTTCCAGACCTCGCCCACGACACGCTCCGCGAAGGCCTGCACGGCGAACGGGCGGCGATCCTTCGGGCGGCGGTCGATCACGGTGGCGATGGCAGCGCCCAGCACGAGGTCGCCGGTCATGATCGCGGTCCGGGCGGCGGTTTCCATTTCAACCGGCCCAGCCCCTTCGAGCTGGAGCTGATATTGGGTGCGCTTCGGATCGCCCAAGCCGACACGGCCCAACATCGTCGCGGGCGAGGTGTACACGGCTTGGATGGCGGCGGCTTCATCCGCGTAGGCTTGCAGGCCCTTGAGCATGGCGGCGCGGTCCGCTTCGGAACTGGCGATGAGCTGGCGGTGAAGGTTCGCGGCCTTGTTGGCGGCGTTCTTCTTGGCGAAGGCGCGAGCGGTCGCGCGATCCTCGGGCGAGGCGGAGGTGATGAAGTCTTCGGCTTCCCGGCTGTAGTTGTTCCGGGCGTCCATGACCGTGTTTTGCAGCTTCTCAACCTTGCGGGAGAAGGCGGTGGCCGTTTCGGCGGCACGGTCGCTGAGGTATTGCGCGCGCTCCTCGTTGAGCGTCACGCCCTTGGGAACGGTGTTGAAGTCGATGGTTGCCATGTCGGGCTCCTGTCTCAGTTGTCACAACCGGGAGAGGCCCAAAGCACGTAACCAGCGGGGCTCATCCCACTATCAAGGCGGGCGCATCAATGCCCGCACTTTCAGTAAGGATAAGACCAGTTTCCAGCGCTCGGCAAGAAATATATCTTGTAGATCAATGACTTAACTTTACTTTTTCGGGTTCGACTGGAGTGCAGATGATGGCCCGTTCCAGCGGTCGGCTGGGGTCGTGGCGGCACTCCATGCGCTCGAACTGGCGCGCGGCTCCTCGGGGCGTCTCCTGAACCCGGACAGGAGGCGCGAGGCGTGGCGAGAATGTGCCGACCTGCGCCCGCCGGAGCGAGTCCTGGGCAGAGTACAGGGGGCGGTCTTCCGCTGCCGCTACGGTGGCGAGAATCAGCAGCGCGACCGCTACAAGGCTACGCATAGTGGGACCTCCTCAGACGTACATGATGCGGTTGCCGGTATCGGGCAGGCGCGGCGGCGGACCGGCGAAGTCGCCCACGCTCACGAGGCCCTGCGACGCCCCGGCGATCAGGTAGCTGGTCGCGTCCAAGGCGTGATCGTTCGCGGAGCTGTCAACGTCCTCCGGGTTGCGCGGATCGCGCGGCAGTGCCGGGACCGTCGCCAGCCAGAAGCGGCACCGCGAGGCGACGAAGAATTCACCGTTGGCCATGAGCTGCTTCAACAACTCGAAGCGAGGCACACGCGCCCCCTTCCGGGCGGGCGACACCCTCACCCCGGCTTCGCGGAACAGGTCGCCAATCGACGCCTCCGCGCGGCCTGCGGTCCGGGCTTCGGCGGCGGAGTCGATCACGCCCCGGGCGCGCACGCCGTTACGTGCGGCCATCGCGTGGAGGGCTGGCGCAATCTGCCCGGGCGTCCGGCCCGTCCCGCGGCTGATGTTCTTCGGGTCGCACTCGAAATGCTCGTCATAGATCACCCAAGCCCCGCGCGGCATCACCCGGTCATCGCTAAGGCGCACGTCATAGGCGAGCTGTCCGCCCAAGACAGACGCGCAAGGCGCGGCGCTGCCCCAGTCAATCGACAACTTCAGCGAGCCGAAGAAGTGCGGCGGGACCTCGTGATGATCGAACACGGCGCGGGCGTGCTGCCAGACGCCCCCGAAGTAATCGCCAACGATGGCCGACCAGTCGCCGTGACGGTGCGCCTTGTACAGCGCCGGGTCGGTGTGGGCGAGGACGGAGAAGTTGCGCTTGTAGGCGTCCGGCAGGTGTGGGTTGTCGTCCACGGTCGAAGGCGCATAGACCCACTTCTGGTCCGCGAACTCGAACGGTGCCCAAGGCTCGCGGCCCGTGACGTACCGCTCCGCGAGGGCGGAATGGTTCGCGCCGCCCGGGTTCCCCGCCAAGACCATGCGCAGCGGGACGCCCGGAGCGCGGAGGGTCAGCGCGAGCGCGTCAATCACCGGCAGCTCGGGACCTTCGCCCGCCTCATCGACCACGATCAGCGAGAAGGTCATGCCCTGCACGGTGTCTTGTAGGGCAGCGCTGGACTCGCAGTGCGTCAGCGCGACCGTTGCCCCGTTCGGGAGGCGGAACACGTTGTCATTCTGGTTGTAAGTGAAGCCGGAGCCGTAGGCGGAGCGCATGAGCCCGCGCAGCTCCTCCGCGAACTGAAGCAGCGACTTCAACCGGCGGCGTGTCACGAGGACGCGGGCGCGGTTCTTGTACTGGTCGCAGTGCCGCAGGATGAGCAATTGCAGGCCGAAGGACTTGCCGCCCCCGCGGCCCCCGCCCAAGAAGATGAAATGATCCTCGGGGATGCTCAGGACGGTCGCCTGAAACGGAGTCGGGCGGATGGTGTTAGGCACGTTCGACATTGATGATCCTCCCGTAGTCCTCCGGCGACAGCGCGGCGTTGATCTGGATGAGCACGCGCGGGGCGTCTTCGTTGTTGCCGTCGCCCTTGTTGATCTTGTAAATGCGATCCGCGAGCCATTCCGCGGCCCTGATGTCGCCCTCGTTCTTCATCTTGTCTTTCATGAAGGCCACGATCTCACCGGCCCCTTCGGCGCGGCCTTCTTCGAGGGCGAGCGCGAGCGGCGACAGCTCGCCTTCCTCGCTGTCCTCCTTGAGGCGCTTCCATTGGGCTGGGGTAAGGCCCAAGGCCCGCCGGATCGTGTGCTCACGGTTGCCTTCCTGCGCCAGCTCGCGGGCGACTTCTAGCTGATGGGGCGAGAGGCACGGCAGCGCCGGGGCGGGCGCAGTCTGCTTCTTGGTCAATTGCTTGTCGGACATGCTTCCAACTCCTTCTTGATTCGGTACACGGTCGAGGCCCCTACACGGGTCAGGCGCATGATCTTGTTCACGGGGACACTGGCGCGGAGCATGTCGGCAATGCGGTGCTCGGTTCCGGCGGATACCTTCGGACGGCCCAACGTCTTGCCCTGCTTGCGGGCGCGCTCAAGGCCCAGCATCGTCCGCTCGCGGATCAGCTCCCGCTCGAACTGCGCGAGCGAGCCCATCACGTTGAACATGAGCTGCCCGGCGGGCGTGGAGGTGTCGAGCGCCAGGTTGCGGACGAACAGCCCGACCTTCAGGGCTTCGAGTTCCGCCACCAGCCCGACCAGATGCGGCAGGCTCCGGCCCAGCCGGTCCAGCGCGGTTACTCCGACCATGTCGAACTTACCGAGTGTGGCGGCCTTCATCAGGGCGTCCAGCCCGGGGCGCTTGTCGCGGCCCTTCGTCCCGCTGATGCCCTCATCCACAAACTCGGCCACCACCTCATGCCCACGGCCCGCGGCCCACTCGCGCAGGGCAAGTAGCTGGGTCTCAACCGTCTGGTCCTTGTTGGTGCTCACGCGAGCGTATAGGGCGACTCTCATGGACTGATTCTCATTACTGTATATACGTACAGTAACTATAGCTGCGAACCATTCCGAAATCGAGCGTTAATGGAATACCGAAAACCGCGGAGACAGGGGCGTGGATTTGCTGGCGCTCAGGCGGTGTGGTTCCGCGGACGTTTTCGGAATTGTTGAATCAGGGCACAGGGCGGCGGTGCGGGGGTGCCTCATGCCCAAGGAGGGGACGGCTACCGACTTCGGCGGCAGGTCGGTAAGTCGGTTGAAGGTCGGTAATGCGGAAACCCCAACCGCTATTGGCTTTTTCCTACTTAACCGACTTAACCGACTAAGAGAGAGTCAGGAGAGAAAAGCAGAAGCCGGAGCCGGACTGCGCCGCCTCTCTGGGCAGGGGATCACCGCCGAAACCTCCGCGGCCCTAGCGAAGAAAAACGGCGGCTAAGTGGGATAAGTCGGTACAGAAAGCACGAAAGCCCAGCGGGGCTGGGCTTTCGGCACTACCGACCTTGAAAAAAGTACCGGCCTAAGTCGGTTCATGAACCGACCTTCAGAACGGCCCCTTGCTCCGCGCTGCCGCCGGGTATTCATCGGCTCCCAGCTCCGCCCAGTCCGTGAGGTCGTCCCAGCGCATCGGCATCCGTGCGCGATCCCATGCCGCCCGTGCATCCGGCAGCGACGGGATCACGAAGCCCCGCGGACGGCTTCTGTCGTGGTACTCGAAGCCCAGGTCACGCATGAGCTTGTTCACCGCGTTGAGGGTCACGTCATCACGGCGCAAGCGCGTTTGCGCGTAGTCGCGGAGGTCGGCAGTTGCCAAGAACGGCTGATTGGAACCGACCCAGCGGCGCGCGGGTATCTCGCCGGTGCGCAGCAGGTCGAGGAACACCGCATCAATGCCGCCGACCGTCGCCGCCTTCTGCGCGTGCAGGGCCTCGGTTTGGGGGACGCTGCGGCGCGGGTGCCAGTCGCCAAGGTCCATCGTCAGAAGGTCGTGCAGCATCGCCGCCAAGCCACCGCCACGGAGTTGTTCAGCGATGGCGCGGAAGTAATCGCTGTCCTGCGCGTGCTGGCTGGATACCTCGAAGACGGCGAACCGGCGTTCATCAATCCCGGCGGGCACAACCCATTCTTCGTTCGAGGCCATGACAACGTGCAGCCGGTTCCGGGCCTGCACGAGGTTCACGCCCTTGCCCTCAATCGTCAGCTCGGGCTCGGTGATGAGGCCCTTTAGCACGCTTTCCGCGGCCTTGTCGCCCGGGACAATCGCCTCATCTGCGAACAACAGGCAGCAGTCGCGCAGGTGCGCATTGAAGCGGCCTGTGAGCTGGGCGGGGGAGTTCACCTGCAAGCCGTGTTGACCGAACAGGCGCTTGAGCGAGCGGGCGAAGATGCCCTTGCCAGTGCCGCGACCGCCCCGCAGGACCAGCGCCACCTCGGCAGGCTCGCCCGGATTCTGGACGGCCCACGCGGCCCAGCGCAGGATGTAGTCGGTGCAGGCTTCGTCTCCGTTGGCGAGGATGCGCCGGACATGCTCACGCATCAGCGACCAGTCACCCGCCTTGGGCATCACCGACCAGCCGCGCCACATGTTCAGGTAGCCGTCCACCTCCTCGGGCTTGCCGGGGAAGAAGCGCAGGGCGAGGTATTCGCGGCGCTGGCCGTGTTCAAGCCACCACTTGCCCAGCGGCTTGTAGCCCACGCCCTTATCGGTCGGGTATTCCACGAAGCGGTGCATGTAGCGGTTGCGGAAGTCCTCGAACGATTGCAGCACCGGCACAAGGCGGTCTTCATCCAGCTCCGTCCGTTCCCAAGACAGCACGCGCGTCTTGCCGCCCTCCTGAAGCAGCACAGCGTGTTTCTTGTTCATTTCCTCAAGGGTCGGATCGGCGCAGGCGGCGCGGGCGTTCTCGATCTGGCGCTGTGCGTAACCCTGCCAGTTGCGTTGCTCGCGGACGCTGGCGCTGATGCCGTTGTTCGGGTCGGTGATCGCCCCGAAGATCAATTCATCCGGCAGGCCCGCCCGGACAAGATCGCAGACGGCGCGAAACAGGGCCTCACTGCGCGACGGGTAGCGTTGTGGGTCGATAGGGTCAGCGCCGGTCGCCACGAGCGCAAGCGTGTGATCCTGGATCGTCGCCCGGTTCGCTTCCGCCCACGCACGTAGCTCATCGACGCCCACGGCTGTACCGTCGCCCATCGACACGCACGCGGATGCCTTCCCGGTGGCAGCGCGGGGCTTCGTACTGGCGGCGGAGTTGATCGGTAGCGCGGCGGTGAAGGCCGACAGGGGATAGCTGGTGTCATTCCAGCAATACACCTCGGCTTCCGCGGCCTCGCGGCCCTTCGCCCGCTTTTTGGCGTTCGGGATGTTGAGTGAGCCCGGGAGCCTGAGCAGCCTGTCCACGTTATGGCAGGAGTCAGCCTTGAAGATGCGTTCCAGCTCGCGGTTGTAGCGTTCGGCCTCCGCCGGGTCGGTAATGGTCAGCGGCTCCGACAGCTTCCACAGGGCTTGAAATCCGCCCCCGCTGTCAACGATCACGGACGGCTCGGGCTTGGCGTCCCTCAACATGTCGAGGATGCGCGCACGTTCGGCCTGTAGGTCCTCGCCCGCGAACGGGTCCACGTCCACCCACAGATATTCGAGTGTGGCAATGTCGGCCTTCGTTGGCTTTTTGCCGGTCGGCTTCGCTACCGTGCCCACGGTGTAGTACAGGTTGCGCTTGCCGTTGTGCTGGGCAATCCATGCTTCCGCGTCATCGGCGTTCTTGAAGGTGCGCGTTTCGGTTACGCCACCCTCCGGCGGGATCGCGGTCAGGCACCAAGGGCCACCCGGGCGCAGGCGGTTCAGGAATTCAATTGGTGTCATTGCGCACCCTCCGCCGTGTGGTTTTGTTCGTTGGCGGCCAACCACTCATCGAGCGCGGCGCGGCGATAGCGGACAGAGCGGCCCAGCTTCGCGTAACGCGGCCCGCCACCTTGAAGGCGGAGGAGTTCGAGCGTTTGGCGGGACAGGCGCAGGTAGTGCGCGGCCTCCTCGGTGGTGAACACGTTTTGTTGAAGTTCAGCGAGGAGCTGGGCGACCTGCTCACGGGTCAGGAGTTCACGCGTTTCCATTGCCGCGCCCTCCCTTCTGGACGTAGATTCCGCGGCGATACTTGCCCTCGTTCTCGAAGCCACGCGGCCCCCTGACTTCCGGCGGGACGCGACCATTGAGCACCGCATCGCAATGCGCGAGCGTCCGCAGGTAGCCGGTCAATTCCAGATCCGCCGGGTTCGGCTCGGGCGCATCGGCGCGCAGTTGCTCCACGCGCGCTAACAGGTGCTCGAACAGGTGCGCAGTGCTGCCCGGATCGCTGCCTGGGCTCATCGGCCATATCTCGAAGGGCGACAGGTCGAGCAGGTAGGCGCACCACAGCGCGCGCCGTCCGGCGTCAAGGTCCTCGGGATGGAACAGCGGCACGGCGGCGGCGGGCGCGTTGCGACGCCAAGCCATATCGCTTTGCTTCACCATCCACGCTTCCAGCTCATCCTGAAACCAGACGGTGACGCGCTGGCCGGGGAGGCGGTGCGGCTGGGGGAAGTGTTCGAGGGTTTTTGCCCAGCGCCAGAGGGTGGCGGTAGAGCAGCCCAGATAGGTGGCGGCTTGCGCAGGGCGGAGCGCAACGCGGTTGTTCTTCTCGGTCATGGTCGGGAACTCCGATCAACTCGGCCCGCGCCACCAAGAAGAAAGGGGCAGCGCAAGCCAGTGTTTGGCTCACGACTGCCCCCTTGCATCACGCTCGGATTTGAGACGGCTCCAGTAAGGGCTAACCGCTGAAAGCGGACCGCATCACGCGTATCACCACAGACTCTTGCCGACCTAGCAATCACTCAGGTCGTCCCCGGATCACCCGGGGAACATTGAGGGCGATTTTAAGACTTACGGCTGGAGGCCGTAAAGCCTTTTTAAGTCCTAAGTATTTGATCTATATACTTTTTACTTTACTTTTTCAGGGCCGTTTTCCGCTCAACCGCTTGTCGCTGCTGGGTTTTCTTCGAGCCATCGCAGAGGAGGCGCAGGCGGTCGGTTATCTCCTGCATTGGACCCCGCAGCCGCTCAAGTTCGATGGACATGTACCCGCCGGTCACGTCGCCCTTGTCGGGTAGGCTGTGATTGACCAGCATCTTGATGGCGTAGGGCGACACGTCCAGCGACTCCGCGACTGTGATGAAGGTATTGCGCAGGCCGTGGACGGTGAACTTCACGCCCAACTTCTCCTTCGGCTCGGCAATGTGGCCGCTCTTGCTTTCAGCCGGGAACACCCAAGGGGAGTCGGGGAAGAAGGTCTTGGCCTGCTCGCACTGCTGGCGCTCCTTGAGTAGCTCAATCAGGAAGTCCGACAGCGGCAGCTTGAACGCGCGAGCCTCGCCCCCCTTGGGCCTCGGGATCAGCAGGGCCTTGTTCGTCCAGTCGATATGCTCCCAGCGGACCGCGGCGGCGCTTTCGCGGCGCAGGCCGGTGAACAGGACAAAGCGGAGGTAATCGCGGCGGATGGGGTTGGTCATCGCCGTGACCTCGGTGTACCACGCGGTCAGGTCCGTGCTCGGGATCGCCGCCTTGCGGCGCTCCTCCGGGAACCAGTCCACGGCGATGGTCGGATTCACGCCCAGCTCATCGTGAATTTTCAGCGCGTGGTTGTAGGCGGCGCGGAAGACGCGGAAGGCACTGTTGGCGACATACGGGCCGTTCTTCTCCCCGATCTTGTGGTGACGCTCGCGGCAGTCCTTCCGGGTGATCTCAGTCAGCGGCTTCTTGAGCCAGTCGCTCAGGTACTGGTCCGCCAGATAGCGGTAATCCTTCAGGGTCCGCTCCGACCGCTTTTTGTTCGATTTCAGGTGAAGGTCGAGGGCATCCCCGAAGGTGACGGAGGCGGCGGGCTTCTCCTCCCTGTTTGGGTTGATCCCCTTGCCCATCTTCATCAGGAGTTCGCGCGCCTCCTCCCGGGCCTGCTCAACGGTGTACACGCCATACCGCCCGATGGAGGTGCGGACGGTCTTGCCGTTGATGTCACGCTGTACAAAGAAGGTCTTGGACTTCGCGCCCACGCAGACGCCCAGCCCCTTCAGGTCGGTGTCGAAGTACAGGTGCTGGCGCTTCTTGTCGTCGGCTTGGACGAAGGGGAGCCCCTTGACGGCGCTCTGGGTGAGCTTGATCGAAGTGGACATGTTGGGCCTTTCTAGTAACGGGATAGTAAGGTTGATCCTTAAAAGCCGGTAGTGTCACCTTCTAATTTAAACCGGCCAATTCCCCGTAACCATAGTGCCTTTCTGACCTTATTAAAAGTCCTTAGCGTCCCCTTAGTAGCTGGCTCATATAATTCGTAATGCGAAGGTCACCAGTTCGAATCCGGTCACCGGCACCATGAGACACCTCCCCAAGGGCCTGACGGGCAACCGCCAGGCCCTTGTTGCATTCAGGCGCAGCAAATACACCGGTGGCACGTGCG